TGATTAATACCTGAAGTATCATATCCTGCTGCTCTAGCGAAACCTAAAGCATCCTTAGTCCAACCTGGAGTCTGTAAGCCACCTCCTATAAGCGGTGTATTACCAAAGTTAAATGCTCTATTCTTAGTACCCCAATTAACACTTCCTTGTCCTGTAGTAGCTGTAGTTCCAAAGTTAGGATTATAACTAGAACCAAAAGTATCACTCAAGAAGTTATTTATGTTAGTACCAGCAGCATCAAACATACCTGCAGTACCTGAACCTATTGAAAAACTAGGCTGCCAATCACTAGAACCATTAGCTGAATTACTACTCGTTCTCCAATCTTTTGGCATCACTGCCTGTATGACATTTCCAAATGAATCAAGATTCTGACCACCAGGAAAACTACCACCTACACCAAAGCCTGTATCAGGGAGTGTTCTAGAAGTACCTGTATTAGGGTTATAGAAGGGTTGACTAGTAGGGGCATTGTAGTTAGCTAATGGTCTATCAGCTACAGGAGCACCTCCACCTGTATAAGGATTGTTATCAAATATATTAGTAGGTGTAAACTGTGAAGGATTAACTAGGTTATTAGAACCTAAAATCTTATTTAATTCAGTTAGAGGATTAACTACTGGGCTACCACCTGATGATAGAGAGGTATCTTGAATCTCAGTACCTGCTGCATCAAAAGATTTAGGTATATATCTCTCTGGATGGGATACTGCTTCTGCTGCCTCAAAAGGATTCATCTTTTATCCTATGTTAGGTCTAAGTCAATAGTACAGAACATTGTAGCACCATCAGATACACACCTGACTAAATCATATTTACTAGCACCTGAAGTAATGGTAGGGTTGTTACCACCTATAAAACTAAAGTTAGCACTGAAGGTTACATCATATGCACCTTGGTTCTTAATGATGAAGTCAGCCTTAGCACCTGCAGTCTGATTAGAGATGTCTAATGTATAGCCAGTACCTTGTACATTAACTATGAAGGTCTCTGTATTCAGTAAGTTAGCTGTCTGGTTAGAAGATAGAGATATAGTCTCAGAAGCCGTAGTATGAGCTTTAGTGAATGTTTGTGGTGTATCTAATGTAACTACTGTCTCACCACCTACAGTCGCTGTAGTGGCTGTTAAGAGATTAGTTACGAAGTTCTCTGCGGCAGCACCATTCAATTCTGCTTTAGAGTTAACTGCTGTTCTTACTGCTGTAAATTCAGTATCAAAGTCAGAACCTGAGACTACCTTACCAGGGTCTGTATCTAATAGTGCATCCTTTCCTGACCATCCTACTGCTATAGTATAATTACTCATCGTGTCTTTCCTTGTTTAAATAATAAAGCTAATGATTGTAGGGAAGCCTTATACCCATTAGATACTCCATCCATCTCCAGTCTAAGATACTTAGCCGAGCCTAATAATGGAATACTATGTTCTTTTAATCCGTGGATAGGAGCATACTTAGCTGTATCATACAATCCTAAACCCCAAGTAGAAGGTGTCCCACTTAAGGCAGGGTTAAGTTTAAAGGTAGGGGATAGCTTAGGTGCTAACTCAAAGTCCTTATATAATCTTAATCCTACATCTGTACCTTGACCACCTGAGACAACCATAACCAATCTCTTTAGGATTGAAGCTTTCTCTAGGTCGGGACTCAATGATAACCATACTGTAGATAGGCTACCTGTATAAGGATTAGAGGTATATACATTAGAACCTGAATAATCCATATCAAAATAACCTTCATAAACAGCTACCCTACCTGCCTGTTGTCCTATTAATAGACCGTAGTCCTCAGAATATAATAAACTAGCTGGGTCTCTATCTGCAGAGAACGACCACTTAGTTACTCTAGGTACTTGTTGTGTTGGCTTTGCTTCATCATTAGTTGTATATTGAATATCAAATACATAGGTTACATTCCTATCTACGAAAGATAATAAATATAATCCTTCTGCATAATAGTAAGCTGACTTAACATTTCTAGATGCTTTTACGTGAGAGATAATCTCATCTTTAACTGTAACAGATATATCTCTAAGGGGTAGTTTGTCTGACTCTGCAGTTCTTAGTAGGGAACGTACACCTGTATCAGATAAGAAGTATAAATCATTACCGATAGCCTGAATTGAATCTCTAGAAGAACAACCAATACCTCTGATGACTTCATCTAGAGCCATAGTCGTAGGCTCGGTAGGGGACTTATAGATAGCTATGTTCTCTTTACCGAAGATAACTAAGTTACCCATATAAGGGTGAATAGCTACAATCTCATCGTGACCCCATACAGTCTTAAGGTCAATACCACCAGCAGAACCAGAGGACCACGTATGTGAATCTAATAAGTCAGAATAATATAGAACATCCTTCTCTTCGGTGATACCGCCTGCCCATATTCTGCCATAGTAGCCTAAGCCACACGAAGGGTCAAAAGTAGTTACACCTGCAGGAGCTGTATAAGCAGCATCATCTTTTAGAAGCTCCCAAGTGCTTGACATATAATGTAGTACATCTGAGCCACCCTGGAAAGCTAATAATTCATTGTTGAAGTTCTGAAACTGCCAGTCTGAAGTTGACCCTCCAGTAGCGAATACATTAGTGAATACGTTATCTTTATCTGTAAGGTCTAACTCATAGATATTACCTGCTATAGCACCAAAGATTTTATTGTTAGTGCCATCGAAGTGTTCCACCATAGAGCCAATCTTATCACCACCATTAAGAGACATTTGCTTTAAACCTTTACGGAATGTAACCTTACCACCTTCAGTATATACGATGTTGTCTGCCTTAGTGAACCAAGTGGCTCCTAGTGCTGTAGGGTTAGTCTGTGAGTCTAGTCCATTGATACCGATAGTATCTAATGGGACTACATTTAAGACCTTACCATTAATTGACATACCAGTCTCTCTCATATTCCATATTAGAAGAGTCTAATTGTACTGCCATATTCAGTGAATCTCTAGCTTCTGCAGCTACACCTGATGAGATAGTACCACCATCTTCACCACGTTCAGCGATAGCTCTAGCCCAAGCCCCTAAGATAGTTGGTTGTGATGGCGTACGTAGAACCTGTGATGCTTCTTTTAATTCTTTCTGTGCACCTACAATGTTAAATGAAATAGTCTGTACTCCAGTTGGAACTGGATATAAGTCTACGTTGAAGTCAGGCTCTCTAGTTTTAGATGTTTGGGAGATACCATTTAAGGCATACTTAGTAGGCTTACCTGTAGCAATAGTAGCTAGAGGGAATACCTGACTATTAATCCAATCATTAGTCACTTGTTCTAGTATCAGACCTGTATCCTGACAGATAACATCTAGTACCTTGAAAGATACACCTGCACCACGTAGGGAATCACCTAATGTGTACTGCATATTGTCAGATTTAGTCTTAATATTAAAGGTCTCTCTGAGAGCCTGCCAGTCGTGATAAGACTCTACTTGTTTCTTTGAATCATTCACAAGCTCACCAATTAACTTTTGATAAGCAGTAACTGTAGTTGAATCGTAGAGGTCACCTGACCAATCAGAATCAATAGTATCTTCTCTGAGTCTACGTAAGACACTGTTGATTATTTCTCTATATGTCATTTAATCTCCTGTTTATATTTACCTTTAGCTTTAGCGTAACCGCTTCTTCTAGCTAACCAAGGACCTATTAAGTTTGTAATAACTAGGAAGGCTACAAATGCCCATACTATGTCTTTTCCCCACGAGGTAGCAACGTATGCGACTGCTTGTTCTTTCGTCTCTATATCGGCAACCTTAGGCTCATCAGGTACTAATTCATCATATGCCATAGCAGTAGCTAATACACCAATACCTACTATAGGACCACCTATAACATATGCCACACCTGTAGTAGCTACAGACTTACCTGCATTCCTAAGCTCTAGTGAGGAACACCCACTAAAAAGAATAAGTAAGAGTAAGATAGATAGTTTCTTCATATAACAGCCCAGTTAATTGGTAGAGTCCATACGTCATACAGGAAGAATCTGCTTGTGCCATTCGTTAATTCTACCCATATCACTTCTCTCTATCTCTTAGGATAGTATA